GGGTCAACGCCAAGGCCCGCGAAGCGATCGGTCCCGGTGACCTGTCGCCCGTCGCCGTGCGCAACGCGCTTACCGAAGCGTTCCGTGACCTGCCCGAAAAGGCGGCAGGCGTGGCTGGCAAGTTCCATGAGTTGGCGGCTCGCGAGGGCGCGCAAGCGATTACCGAAATCGTGACCGGCAAGATGACCGACGCCGAGCTGCACGTCTGGAAAACGAACGCCCCGTGGCGCCCGCAGACAGCGGACTTCATCAAGCAGCGCCAGAACCTCGTCAAGGGCATGGCCGATGACCTGTTCGATGACGTTACCGATCATGCGGTGTCGGCCGTGATGGAGGGCGCGTCCTCGAGCGAGGTGCTCAACGTGATCGCCGAACGTCTGGGCAGCGGGCCCGGCGGCGGCAACCGCGCCGTGACCATCGCCCGCACCGAGATCGGCACAGCCTATTCGGTATCCCGTGATGCCGAGATGAAAGCCCAGGGATTCGACCGCCACCAGTGGCTTACCGCTGGCGATGACCTCGTGCGCGATGGCGAGTTTTCGCACACGTCCTGCGACGGTGAGGTGCGCATGATCGGCGAGCTGTTCCCGTGCGGTCTGGCGTTCCCGATGGCCCCCGGCGGCGAGGCCGGCAACGTGATCAACTGCCGCTGCGAGACGATTCCGCTCGTGGCGGGGATGGAGGAATAGCCGTGCAAATCGTCGAGCTTGAAGGCGGCATGCTGCTGTGCATCAAGAGCATGCCGACGCTGGTCAGCGAGGTCACGACCGACCCGGTAACCAAGCGCATGGTGGCCATGGTGTCCACCGAATCCGTCGATTCGGACGGCGACATCATCCACCAGGGCAAGAACAAGAAGGGCGCCGGCTGGGTGCTGGACCGCTTCAACAAGTCGCCCCTGATGACGTGGATGCACGACACGTACCGACCGAACATCGGGGCGCCAGAGGTCCGGGCCAAGCTCGGCAGCGGCGACAACGGCAAGGCGCTGTACCTCGACCCGTTCGCCTTTGATATCGGCGATGAGTTCGCCATGGAGATCGCCGGGAAGTACGCGCGCGGCGTCCTGAGCGAAACGTCCGTCGGGTTCATCGGTAAGGTCTGGGACTGGATGATGAAAGGCGACATGCCGACCGGCCGGGAATACTTCGAACAGGAGCTGATCGAAGTGGCGGCCGTCAACCGCGGCGCCAACCCGGACACCACGACCGCGATCAAGGCCGGGATGATGGCCCGGATGCTGGTGCAGCCGAAGGTGGCGCAGGCCATCGAGACCGGCGGCGACAGTGAGCTGCGGGAGCTCAAGCAGTTGATCGCCGACATGGAGGACGATTTCGAGGCTCGGCTGACGATCCTCTCGAACGAGGTCAAGCGATTTTCTGATTGCAATGCGCGGGAGCCTGTGGTATCGACCCGCGCGCAAGACGAGGCGGCCATGGTCGCCGTTGGCAAAGCAACCCTCAAGCGACTGGCCGAAGTCGGTCTCGCTGGGAAGGCGTAGTGGGTCGGGGCTGAGGTCTCGACGAAAGCACGCCACGAGGGGCAGAAGGAAGACCAGGAGTTAACCGAAATGAAGATCCGCAACCTGTTCAATTTCGAAGCCGACGGCGAGACCGGCGGCAGTCTCGCAGTGCTCAAGTCGCTCGGCGAAGAGATGGTCGGCGTCTCGCGCGCGACCAAGACCATCACCGAAGACATCCTGGCGCTCAAGGCCGACGTGAAGAAGGTCAGCGGCGACGCGGCCATCACCGTCGACAAGACCAACGCCGAGCTGGCGCTGATCCGCGAGTCGCTCAAGGAGACGCACGGCGGCAAGTCGGGCGTCGACGATGCGATGCACCAGGTGAGCAAGTTCATCACCGCCGTCTGCCAGCACCGCAAGACGGGCAAGTGCAGCGATGCGTCGATGAGCGAGATCGTCGAGAAGGCGGCCGTCAACTTCGCGACCATCAACACCGGCGCCGGCACAGCGGGCTACCTGATGCCCGAGCTCCTGATGCCCGGCATGCTGGAGCTGACGGACGTGTACGGCAACCTGTACCCGCTGCTCAACAAGATGACCCTGCAGCCGGGCCAGAAGACGCGCATCGTCGCCGAGTCGGTGCGACCGGTCGCCAAGTGGCGCACGGTGCAGTCCACGGCCTCGCTGACCGAGGAGGACACCCCGGCCGCGTTCGGCGACAACTCGATCACGACCGAGATCCTGTACGTCCTGCAGTACGCCAGCAACGAGCTGATCGCCAATCCGTCCGTCGGGTTCGGTGCGATCATGACCGGCATGGCCCTGCGGGCGCTCACGAAGAAGGTCGAGGTCGACTTCCTCGGCGGCGTGACCGGCGCGGACGCCTGTCCGAGCGCGTCGATGGTCGCCACCGCGACCGATCAGGGCACGATCGCTTCGGCGACGTTCGCCAACATCGGCTCGTTCCTGGAGGACGCGCTGGACGATGACGAGACGGCCGCCGAGTCGGGCGAGAAGGTCATCTTCATGCACCCGCGCAACATCCTGTCCCTGGCCCTGCAGCCGGTCGGCGTCAACGAGCTGACCGGGATGCTGGTCTGGGGCGACCCGCGCAAGGGCATCCCGGCGACGATCCTGGGCTACCAGCTCGTGTCGCATCCGGGCTGCAAGAATCAGGCGACCAGCGCGAAGAACGTGTTCCTGTTCAACCCGAAGAACTGCTTCCTCGGCGAGTCGGCGAGCTTCTCGATCGACTTCTCCGAGCACGTGGCCTTCGTTTCGAACCGGACGGCGATGCGGTTCTCCAATCACTTCGATTGGGCGATCCCCATCGCGGCCGAGTGCCATCGTCAGATCATCACCGCTTAACCGGGCGGCGACGAGCAAGGGGGCCGGCCCGCGCGGCCCCCGACCAACACGGAAGCGAGACCCCAAATGGCGAAGATCACCAAGGACGAGATCACCGGCGGCGGTGGCGGCGGCATCGAGACGGCGCCCGTTGTCGGCGGCGATGAGTACCTGGTCACCGACTACGGCGTGCTGGTCGGCAGCGACTACGCCAAGCCCGGCGACATCGTGCCGGCCGGCAAAATCGCTCCGGACCGGATCGCGTACTACACCAGCAAGTGCCTGATCTCGCTGGTCAAGAAGCCGATCCGCAACGTGGTCACGAAGGGCTGACCCGATGCGCGCTACCGTCTTCATCGACTCGCGACGGGCCACGGTCGGCATCGGCAATGCTGCTGCCGTTGTCGGCCTCGACTCGTCGCGGGCGTTGGTGACGTGCAGTCAGATCGAAGAAGCGACGTTCACGACCCCGACGCTTGTTTCGTGGTCGGCGCTCGCGCAGGACAACGGATCATCCGGCGCCGATGTCCATTTCGTTACGTCGGTGACAGCGGGCAGCCCGTGCCGCATCGGGTTCAAGCTGGTCAAGGCCGGGACCAACGATCCGCGCACCGGCTACAGCTCGCCCGATCAGTTGACGCCGCACGCGTGTTCCGTTGAGGGCATCACTGCGGCCGGCGATCGCGGCCAGACCTATGACCTGTACTGGCGATGGACGAGCGGCAATCAAAGCGCCGGCTACGCGCTCGTGGCGTCGGCCGCTGTCTACATCCCCAACAATGGGGAAGGCGACTTCCCGGCAAGTGGGTAGCCCGATGATCACCGCCAAGGACAATCTGCAAGGCTGGAAAAGCGTCGGAGGGCAGGTGTTCCCGGTCACCGTCTATGACGTGTCGACGGGCGCCGCCTACGATTTGACCGGCCTGACGGTCACGGTCAGCGGACGGATCGGGGATACCGACCAATTCCGCGACCTGGCTGTCACGCTGTCTGCGACCCCGACTGATGGCAAGTTCACGTTCACGCCGTCGGCTGGCGAGATCGGGACCGCTGGCGTGATCGAAGTGCAGGCCAAGGTCGACAACGGCGGGGCCATCTCGTTGACCTCGCTGCTGACGATCACCGTTTCGGAAGCCGTCTAGGGGGCGCCGTGTTCACCGTCACCAGCGATCCGATCATGACCGTGGCCGACGCCAAGCTGCTGATGTCGATTGCCGACGATCAGCAGGCCGTGTTCATGGTCAATGCGCTGTCGGCGAAGGCCAAGCGGTTCATGAGCCGCGTCCAGCTGCTCCAGAACGCGACCACCCCGATCGTCGAAACACTGATCCCGTACGGCGGCAGCCGGCTGTACCTGCACGCCCCGATCTATACCGGGTCCGGGTTCACGATTTCGGCCACCATCAAGCGCGGCCAGTCCACTGAGCAAACGCTGACCTATGCGGCCAGCCAACTCGATTACTTCACCGACGATCAGGAATCGTACATCGATTTCGTATCCGCGCTGCTGCCGGGCGCCGATGACGGCTGCAAGGTCGTGGTGACGTACCGTGGCGGATGGGCATCGATCCCCGCCGACGTGATTCAGGGCGCGGTCATGCAGGGCGTGGTCGACCTCAAGCGGATGAAGGGCGAGGTCGGCGTTACCAGCCGCGGGGCTTCTGGGGAGTCCACGCAGTTTGATAACGCCGGCCTTGTTCGCGAGTGCATCGACCTGTGGCGGCCGTACCGGGTGATGGTATGACGGAGAAACTGTCAATCACGATGAACACCAGCCAGACGGCCGACTTTATGGCCATCGCGCAGGGCGACCCCCGGATGCGGCGGGCCATCGTCGGCGGCCTGCGCAAGTCGATGGCCGAGATCGAGCGTACGCATAAGACGCAGGTGATCGCGCGGGGGCAGGGCAAGAATGCGCCCCGGTTTGACGTGTGGTCCGTGCGCACCGGCGAAACGTCCCGCAGCTTTCATCGCGAGATCGACACCGCCGAATTGACCGGCGCCTACGGCAGCGAGCTCAAGCGCGCGGCCGTTCTCGAGCTTGGATCGCAGGAGGCGCTTGGCGGCCCGATCCGCCCGCGAAACGCGACGTACCTCGCCATCCCGACCAACGCCGCAAAGGTCGGCGTCGGCCCGGCCCTGAGCCCTCGCTTCCGAAGCGACCTGTTCTTTGTGATGAGCCGGCGCGGGAACCCTGTGCTGCTCCAGAAGGAAACCGGCGAATTGATGTACGTCCTCAAGCGCGAGGTGACGATCCCCCCGCGCCCGACGTTGCAGCGCACGCAGGAGCTTGCGCAGCCGAAGGTGGACGCGGCGATGATGGCGGCGGTAGACGAGGCGCTGACGCCGAAGGGGGGCATCAAGCGTGCCAAATAAGGTCGAAACATTCGCCCCCTGGCAGGCGATGCTCTGGGTCCACGACCAGCTTCTGGGCATCTGCCTCGCCCGTGGATACAACACGCAGCCGCTGGTCACGATGGACATGGACGCGTACCGGCAGGCGACCACGACCTACGCCCTTGTTGTCGAGTGCGAGACGCATAACGCGACCGAGCACGGCATCAATCAGGTGCAGATGGGGCCGGAGTTCGTGATTCACGGCAACGCGATTGTCGGCGCCGGCATCCCCCGGCGCGAGGCGTTCAAGCTCGAGCAGGACGTGCGCACGGCGATTGACACGGCGATGGTCTCGCTGCGCGCGAATCGCGGCAAGGGATTCTCGCTCCGTTGGGGCAACTGCTCTCACGATGGCGGCACGCTGTCGCCCGAACGGCAGGCCGGGTTCCGGCTCTACCTGTCGTTGATCTACCCGCAAGGGTCAACCTGGTAAGGAGATTGTGTCATGGCAAACCCGTACATTGGCGATGCTGGCGGGGTCGCCGTTGGCACCGAATCCACGTTTGGCACCGAGGCCGCTGCGTTCGTGTGGCTCAACACCCTGCCCTCGACGTTCGGCGCCCGCCGGCCGCCCATCGATCACGGCCTACTCAACGCCACGTACCCGACGGCCCGCCTGTTCGCTCCCGGCCATGCGGATGGCGAGTACGGTATCGGCTACGTTCGGTCCCGCGCCGTCAACCTGTTCCTGGCCAACGCGGGCAAGCTCACGACCCAGACCATCGCCATCGGCAATGGCGTGGCCCCGGACAATGACATCGGCCTGTCGATGCGCACCAACTACGGCGGGCACGAGATGCTGTACAAGGGGTGTAGCGTGTCGAAGATCCGATGGGAGCTGGCCGTCAATCAGATCGTCAAGCAGTTCGTGACGATGATCGGCGGGCCGGGCGAGAATGACGCGACCCCGACCACGGTCACGGTCCCGGACATCCTCGACGTCCAACTGGACAGCGACCTGACGACGTTCACGGTCGGCGGCACCGCCATCACCGTGTTCGGTGCCACGATCGAAGCGGACCTCAACCGGACGGGCGTCGACCGCCGCGGGCTGGGCGGCGCGATCCACAAGCGGCCCGTGTTCCAGGGCCCGGCGTCGGTCACCGCGCAGCTGCAGTGCGAGCTGTCGGTGGAGACCAACAACAACACCGCCGCGTACCTCGCCAACTACCTGGCAGGCACGACCATCGGCGACATCGTGATGGATGACTGGACGCTCAAGGGATGCTACATCACGGGCGAAATGCCCGCGCTGACGGCCGGCATCATCCAGTTCCCGATTAACGTGGTCGCCAACTACCTCGAATTGGTGACGGTGGCCTGATGAACGACGTCCTCAAGGCATCGCGCTGGGAGACCGTGATCGGTGGCGTGACGTTCAAGTCATACCGCCGCAACACGGCCGTGATGTCTCGCGCTCATGGCTTCCTTGCCGTCTGCGGTCAACTGGGAGCGGTGGACGACGCCGCTCCGGTGACCGCCAGCGATTACCAGAAGTTCTGCGAAGCGGTGATGCGGGCGGCCGTGATCGAGCCCGTGATTGCGCCGGTTGGCGAGCCGACGATTCCGGGCGTGCAGTACGCGTTCCGTGATCTTGAGTTTGCGGCCGACAAGTGGATCACCGAGTTCATGGAAACGGGGCTACCTGCGGACCCTACGCCGCCCTCTTGCGAGGCGTGAGGGGGCGGGAGCTTGCAAGAGGGCTGCACCTGTTGAGCGTGACCTATGGGCG